TCCATAAGCATCTGCTTTGCCCCTGCTGGGCCAGATGTAGTAGCTACTTCAAGTAACTTGTCTGCGAATGCGACAGCTTCACCTTGATTGTTTTCAAATGGCATACGGATTGTGTCGACAAGAGTAGCTGTTTCCTTTATTCCTTCAGCGTTCATAGCTGTTATGTCATACTCAAACTGCCTTGCCTTTGATAGAAGTCGGGCGATCCCCATACGTCCTTCTTTTGCTACCATCATGTAGTCAGAGACAGCGTGGCTGTTAAGTCCAAATCGTTTAGAAGATGTAAGACGTCTTGAGCTACCCTCAAGGTATTTTACCATGATACTTTCCAGATTACTCTCAAGGAAAGGCTCTAGTTCGTTAAGCATATCTGGGTATTTCTCTAACTCTATGACCCTTGAGTAGTCTACGTTTTCAAAGGCTGAGTTCTTTGTTGATCCTTTAACTGGAATAAAGACACCACCTTCGCTTTCGTCTAGTAGCTTGAGCATTATACCTTCAGCAAAGGCTTGAGCTTCTGCGTCGCTATATGTTCTGTTGTTTGTAAGGCTCTCGACTTCGTAGTATCTCTTCATCTTAGAAATAAACTCGTCCTTGTTCTTACGTATCTTGCTCTGATCCCATACTTGAGGTAGATAGTTCGGGCCTCTGTCACCAACGTGGAAGCCTTCAGCAATCATTTCTTCTCTTTCAGTGCCTAAGATTAATCTGATGTCTTTGTATATAGCTCTTTCTTGTGTTGTTAACTGACGTTCGGCACGAGACCCATCGCCTCGTCGTAAGGCACGGGTAATTCGTCCGTGAGACTTAGGTTGTTCTTGTCCAAAGCCAGCCGTTGATCTTCTGAAGTAGCCTCGCAGTATGCCGTCGCTGTCTGGCAAAGATCTGAGAGCGTTGAATATAGGCATGATCTTCTTGCCAAAACGCTGTTGCATATCTGGGTAATGCTCTTGGTATCTGTCTGCAATCCAGTTCATTCCCTGACTTCTAATCTTTGTTGATACTCTGTTAAGAAAACTAAAGACGCCATGCTTTCGTATCGCTTGCTCTTCGGCAGGCGTTGGTTCTTTCTTTCTAAGCATAGACATAACGGCACTTGTCATTGTGCTGTTTGAACCACCTTCTTCAACAAGTTCACCGAATTGACCAACAGGTATATCATCAAAACTATTAAGGTCGCCCTTTATAAAGCTATTAATAAGATTTCCTGAAGTGCCTCTTTCTATTGGCTCTAAGTTATCTACTTGACTGTATAGTTGATTGTCATTTCTATCAAAAAAGTCTGCGGCCATGTGTTTTGCTTGCTCTGGTTTAAAGAGGATAACGGAGGTGTGCGAGAATGCAGACGCACCATAGGTCATTCCTCTATTCGTTGCCGCGCCACCATAAGAAATTGTGTTTACATGCGTTGACAATATGCCGTCATACCCAAGGTCTTCTAATATTTTGTTCAGCGTACCTTGTGCGGATCGTTTATTCTGACCCGACCATTGGATGGCAGAAACTAATTCTTTATATGTGTCTGATCCTGATACGTCATTAAGCAATGCGTCTTGCAAATAAGTAAGCGAAAGCTCTGAGTCGTCTGTTCGTTTTAGTATCTCACCCATGATTGATTTAATCATTGGATGGTCAATATTATAATCTGCCTGCATTCTGAAATCAGCAGGAGCTTTAAGGTCAATAACCATCGGCATAACATACGGATCAATCGTTACACCTTGTTGGGCCAGACCTTCAGCAATCCATTCCTCGGCTTCTAGTAGACTTTCTATCTCAGCTTGATGCGCTTCGAAGTCAAACATCTCACCTTCAACAGCCATATCTTGTTCTAGCTCGCCATACTGTCTTCTCTTTTGCGCTATGTTCATTCTTAGTTTAGCCAAGTCGTGGCTATCTATTAAAAGCTCTTCCTTCCTTGCGTCATCAACATCAAGGTCTCGTATTTGTTCTGCCGTCGATGCAACTGTAGGTCTTTCGGCGTATACTTCCCCTGCTACGTTAGGGTTTTCTGTTAAGTAATAGCCAGGGCCGTAGTTTCCTATTTTGGAATGTCTGAAGACGACGTTAGGATTGTCTACTCCTCGTCTGAATGCCCAGCCAGCAGGTGTTCCGTGGAAGAATACGATAGGTCTTTGAGCCGCTTCATCATATCCATATCCACCCTTTGTGTAATTCACTATGTTGGCTTTGCGTGAGCGAGACGAGCCTTTCCATGACTGATACCCTGCATCTGACACATGATTTGGGTGGTGTATAATTTGACCACCATATGGATTTGTCGTAGGTGCATTGGTTTTTCCTTGGAACATGTCGCCATAGAAACTAAGACGTCTGTATCTCTGCTTAACTGCACCACTACCGATCTGTCCGTTGAGTATATAGGCAGAGTGTTCAATTACCTTGTCGATAGCTTCATCAAACGTCTGCCTCACAGCAATGTCTGTGTCGTCAGCCAGTATAGCGTTTCGTCTTAGGTCTTCACGAGTGTAGGCACTGACTTGTTCCGCAAACCATTCGTCAGCTACCTCTTGAGGAGCGTCTTTCCTATGTTTAGCTTTGAATGCCTGAAGGATGGCATCACTTTCTTTCGGATCAAGAACACCAGATCGGGTTATTATGCTCATTAAATTAAACATTGCCTGATCGGATTTACCTTTTCCTCTGTTTACTATTGCGGCTATACGTCTGGCTTCTCTTCTAAAGTTGTTAAAGTCAGGAGTTCTGTAATCGCCAAATACTCCATCACCTGCCTGCCTTACATTTCCGCCACCGAGACGTGCCATATCAAGCGTTGATAATCTGTCGCCTGACTGCGTCTTTCCAAGCATGTTTACTAATCTGTAGGCAATAGTTCTTGCAGAGGTCTGAACCTCTGCGTCCCTATGGGTGATCTTGGTAAGCATAAACTTTACAGATGGTCTTGCTGACGCAGGAATGCCGTCGTCTGTTGCAATTCCTTGACTGTCGACTTTTTCTCTTGCGACAAGAACATCAAGAGATTGATGAAATGTTGCTGGGATCTTTAATTCTTTTGAAGACTTCTTACGTCTCGTCATTTCCCAAGCCACCATATTAACTGTTATTCGATCCCCTTCATAAAAGGCTTCAGTCAGTTTTGCGTCTAACTCTTTACCAGACATCTGATGGATTTCTCTGGTAATTGGCACTTCTTCGTTAGCAGAAGGTTTAGCTTTAATCTTTGCTACTATCTCTGCGCCTATCTGATCTCCATAATCTGTACCTTTATGTTGCCTATACATACGTATAAGTCTCTTAATAGGAATAGACTTAACTTCTTGAGCCGTAGTTGGATCAACGTCGGGTGCATCTTGTGGGGATGACTTAGCTCTTTTCTTCTTAGTCGTCTTAGCGTTCTTTACTGCTTCTTTAGTAGTTGACGCTTCTACTCTCTTTGCTCTATTAATAGCCTCTCTTTTTTTATTCGAAAACTTTACTGTGCCGTCTTCCGCGACAGGGGGAGGATCGCCTTTTATAGAATGTGGAACTGAGCCTGGTGGAAGAAGCTGATTTCCTTCTTTCCTGTTATAGCCAGCACTTAAACTATCTCTTGCCATTTCAAGCGCGGCTTTAATTGATGATCTGTCTTTTCGTTGGATCTTAGCAGGTATACCTTCGGATG